ACCAGCATGACGCTGACCATCGCCGACGACCCTGTCAAACCGTTCAATGGCGTGCTGTTGAAGGCGGATGCGCGCAAGCAGGTCGAAGCCGCGCGCCTGGTGCTGCCTGGAAACGACCAACTGCTCTACGGCACATTCACCTCGTTCTCGAAGCAGCCAGCGGTATCGCGTAGCAACCTGCTGACGCGCACCGTAAGCCTGGCCCTGCAGTCCGAACCCACTCGCTACCTGTCGTAAGGATCCAGCATGGCCAAGTTCAAGATTGCACAGAATCCTACCTTCAAGGCCGACGTGATGGTTCCGCGCGTCGGCGGTGAGCCTGTGAAAGTAGGCTTCGACTTCAAATACCTGGACCGCATCGCGCTTTCCGAGATGTTCGATGGCTGGAACAAGTCGCGGGACGAGTTGGCCAAGCGCGTCAAGGACGAGAGCCTGACCTGGAAGGATGCGACCGCTGCCGAGGTTGAGCTGCAGGTCCAGCAGATCAAGGACATCACAGTAGGCTGGGCATTCGATGACGAATTCAACGATGAGTCGATCGCTGCCTTGGTGCGTACCAGCATCGACGCTCCGGCGGCGGTGATCGAAGCCTACCAAGCCTCCTACCACGCATCTCGCCTGGGAAACTGACCGAGGTGGCGCAGGCGATGTACCAGTCTGCGTCACCCCCTGATCAGCTGGCTTTGTTCGGACTTTCGGCCGTTGACCTGGATGATACGGTCGAGGTGATGCCTGACGTCTGGCCGGTTTTCTCGCTGTTTGAGGCGATGACGACTCAGTGGCGTGCAGGCATGGCCGGACCTACCGGGCTGGACTACAACGCTATACCCGTCACCGCCAGGATGCTCGGCATCAAGCAGCGCCAGGCGCGTGAATCGTTCCATGATCTTCGGGTGATGGAGGCCGAGGCGCTGCGGGTGATGCGGGACAAATAACCAACATGAGCGGCAGAGCCGCGGGAGACTGGAATGAATAAGCCATTTGAAGTAACGAAGGACGGGAAGGTGCGCATTGCCGGCGCTGTAATCCGCGACAATGCGCCGGTCGATTAAAGAGGCTTGGCCCCTACGCCTTTTTTGATAGCCTCTTCAACATTGCTGAGGTCACCACCAACAGCGTCGAGCGCAAGATTGAATGCGCCCGAATCAGCTGATCCCTGCCGGGTGTTTTTAAAGAAATTGACGTACTTCTGCAGCTCTGCTGCGTCGTAGTCTGGGCGAGAGCGCAAGTAAAGCGATACTGCGCCAAACGCTGCGATGATTCCTGCCTCAGTAGAGCTTATGGGTGTAGCCATCTTGACCTCCTAGGTCACAAGCGCGCCGAGATTGGCGCAATCCCAGTCCGTGGGCTTGCAGGCAACGGACCGGGCGATCTGTTACGTGAGGGTCGAACGCTACTACGGCACCGACCCTCATGCCACTGGGCATTTGGACAGGCTGGATGCGTGCACAGGCGCCGGGGTAGCATGCAGCTTTCCAATGGAGATTGCGCATGAAGCGAATTTTGGCGGTAGCGGTGGCGGCGGTGGTATTGGCAGGGTGCGAAAAGCCTCAGGAGCAAAAGCCACCCGCTCGGATGGCCGCTGAGCAGGCGGTCGAGAGTCTGTCATCGGCTCAAAATAGTCCTGACATCACCGTGAAGTCGTGGTGGTCAGCGAAGGATGCATGGGTGAAAGTTGCTATGGCTCAGTGCGAAAGCTCTGGTGACCTGATGAAGAAGATCCAGAACAATATGGAGACTCTCGCGGGTCCAGAGATCAAGACGTCAATTGACTGCAACTCGGTGGAAAAATACGATCGCAAGATTGAGGATGTCCAGGTTCAGTCCGATACTCGCGCCGTGGTTCAGGCTCGAGTTCGGAACGTGACACCACCCGACCCGGGTGCAGATACTGATTCTGAGCATCAACGGATCAAAGATTTAGGGGACCAAATACGTTATGTGTTGGAGCGCAAGGATGCGAATGATGGGTGGAAGATTGTTGGCGCCACATCTAAACCGGGCTGGTCAAGCAAATGGGACGACATTCTCAAAAAGCCAGAACCTTACAACCATCGATACGTAAGCGATGGACTTCAATAGTCTTGATCTAAACGAAAACAAGAACCCGCCTCGGCGGGTTTTTTATGCCTGGAGAAAAGCATGACCTCGATTGCTGAGCTGGGCATTCGCGTCGATTCTGGCGACGCCGTAACAGCAGCCACGGATCTAGACAAGCTCACGGACGCCGGCAAAAAGACTGAGGAAAGCTCCAAGAAGGCAGGCGATGCTTGGGGTAGATCTCTATCCAAGATATCTACAAATACCCAGCAGACTGTGCGCGAACTGCAACTGCTGAATAGCAAGCAGGACGAGACGGCCCGCGTTTTGATCACCGTTGGGCAGTCGATCCAGCAATCTGCCGTGGCCTTTGCAAGCGCAGCTTCTGCTATGGCCGCTATGCGAGCACAGGCAGAACAGGCTAATGCGGCTCAAGCAGTCACGGCACAAACGGCCGACAAAACAGCCGCAGCAATCGTGAAGGAAGCAGGCGCGCTCGGGGAGGTCGCAACCAAAATTGCCCCCGCCGTAGACGCGCTAAATAAGATTGACCAGGCAAATCGCAAAATTATCGAAGGAGCCGCTAGAGCGCCTGCGCTTATTGATACTCCTGTTGTCAACGCTGGCGCCCAAGCGCTTGGGAAAACCAGAGTAGAGCTTGAAAAAACAGGCGCTACGCTAGAGAAAACCGGCATATCTGCTAAGCAAACTGCAGCAGCCCTGCGCGGCGTACCTGCCCAGTTCACTGATATCTTCGTTTCACTACAAGGTGGTCAGGCCCCACTGACGGTTCTGCTGCAACAGGGCGGACAGCTCAAGGACATGTTCGGCGGGATTGGCCCGGCAGCGCGTGCGATGGGAGGCTATATCCTTGGGCTGGTGAATCCATTTACTGTCGCGGCGGCAGCGGCAGGGGTTCTGACATACGCCTATTACACAGGAAGCGAAGAAGCCGTCAAATTCCAGAAGGCGCTGACGCTGTCTGGTAACGCTGCGGGCACTACCTCAGACGAACTCTCGGCAATGGCCAAACAGGTTTCCATGACTGTTGGCACTACAGGCGCAGCTGCAGAAGTGCTCGCCACCCTGGCGTCCACCGGTAAAATTGCAGCGGGCAGCTTCGAGTCAATTACTGAAGCAGCACTTCAGATGGAGCGGGCAACCGGCCGCGCGATTGATGAAACCGTGGCGGATTTCGTAAAAATTGCGAAGGATCCTGTCGCGGCAGCCAAGGAATTAAACGAGCAGTACAATTTCCTGACCGCAGGAGTCTATACCCAGATCGTCGCGCTGAAGGAGCAGGGCAACACCATTGATGCCGCGAAGCTGCTCACTGACGCCTATGTCGACACCATCAAGAACCGCAGCAGTGAAGTCACAGAAAATCTGTCAATTTGGGAGCGCGGCTGGAAAAGCCTGAAGGGCGAAATTGCTCTCACAGCGGACGCTGTGAAGAACATAGGCCGCGACCAAGCGCTGGCTACCCAGATCACTGAAGCCAGGCAGCGAGTTGCTGCAGCACAGAGCGCGGTAAACGGTAACCCGATTGATACTGATGCCCAGCGAAAGCTGACTGACTCGAAGCTGGAGCTGGACTTTCTGGTTCAGCAAAAAAATACCCAAGACGCTATTGCGAAGGCACAGGGCAACTATGCGAAGGAGCAGCGCGACGCAATTTCCGCCATGGAGCGAGTCGACGCCCTCACCAAGTCGTCTCTGAGCAACGAGCAGAAGCGGAACAAGGAGCTGGCCGACTACCAAAAGGACCTGGCCAAGATCCGCGCGGCGAACCCGAACGATGCCCGGCTCGCGCAGGATGTGATCGACAAAAACATCCAGAACATCAAGGACAAGAACAAGGACCCGGCCACGCCCAAGGGTACGCCGAACCTCACCGCCTTCAACGACGAAAAGAACGCCCTGACCGCACTGGTCGCGTCCTACGACAACGCCCAGAAGGAGATCGAGGCTCAGCAGCGCGCCGGCGTGATCAGCCAGGAATCCTATTCCGCCCAGCGCGCTGTGCTGATCCGCGCGGAGAAAGACGAAGTCACCCAGGCCTACGAGGCGCAGATATCTGCCCTGGAAGCCACCCGCGACAAGACGTCGACCACCGCCGCCCAGCGCATCCAACTGGACCAGCGCATCTCCGACGCCCGGGCCAACATGGTCAAGGCGCAGCAGACCGCTGACAGCGAGCTGGCCGTGCTGGCCACGAACGAGCAGGGCAGGCTGACCAAGCAGGCTCAGGCGGTCAAGACCTACACCGATGCACTTCAGCAGCAAGTCGAGACGCTGCGGAGCCAGGGTGCCCGTGACGCGGCTAGCCTTGGCATGGGCGACCGTGCCAGAGGGCTGACCAGTCAGCAGAACGCGATTGATGACCGCTTCAATCAGCAGCGTCTGGAGTTGGCGAACCAGTACGGTGACGGCTCGCGTGGCATGAGCCTGGACGAGTACACCCAGAAGCTACGAGCGCTCCAAACCACCCAGCAGGACCTTCGCGCTACGGTCGTCAGCAACTATGACGCCATGACCGCCGCGCAGGGCGACTGGACAGCCGGGGCCACCGCGGCTTGGCAGAACTACCAGGACAACGCCCTGAACGTTGCGGGCCAGATGAAAACGGCCTTCACCAGCTTGTTCGATGGCCTGACCGATGCCGCGGTGGATTGGGCCTTTGGTGCTGATGAAAGCTTCGGCGACGTGCTGGTCAGCTTCGGCAAGATGATCCTGAAAATGGAGCTTCAAGCTGCAGCGTCGAGTGTGTTCTCGGGTGCGTCAGGTGGTTCTGGCAGCCTTCTGGGATCGATCGGAAGCAGCCTCTTCAGCAGCGTTGCTGGCGGATCCGCTTCGCTTGGCGCGACGCAGGCGGGCTACTCATCGAGCTACTTCCCTCAAGGTCGGGCCACCGGCGGTGACGTCGCGCCCAACACCTTGTACCAGGTCAACGAGAAGGGTCCAGAGCTGTACAGCCAGGGTGGTAAGTCGTTCCTCATGACCGGCGCAAGCGGTGGCAGCGTTACTCCGCTGACGTCGGGCGGGGCGGGCATATCGGCATCTACCGGTGGCTCTCCAATTCAGGTCAGCATCGCCATCACCGGCGATGGGGGTTCGCAGGTCAGCAGCAACACTGCCGGCATGGAACAGTTCGGGGCCGAGATCGGAAAGTTCGTCGAATCGAAGTACAAGCAGCTCGAAGCCAAGTCCCTCGGTGCTCAGGGCAACATCCGCAAAGCCATCAACGGGAGGGCGTA